AAAAATTTCTAACTCTATCTATAAATCTTTCAATTATGTTTACTTCAAGACATGCATTAACCCATCTAAATGTTGGTTTTATTATTTGATGTCTTACAAACCACTCTGAATTGTATTCAATTAGATCAATTGTACCAAAAGAAGATTTGCAATAATTATAATAAATTGATAAGTGCTCAGATAAAAACTCTTTAAATTTCAACAACCTCAAAGTATAATAAATGGATTCAAAATTAGAATCACCTTCTGTACTTATCATCATTCCCGAATCATCACTGCCTTGTACAATACTGACATGAATGTTAACATTTTGTTTAGATTTTGCCATAGTTATAATCATGATTCTGCAAACTTCTTGTATGGCATCATGATATGCAGAACTTAATACATGCCAAATGCCTTGAAACATTCCAGATTCAATTGTGATTTTATTAGTTAATCTTTCAGGAAATATTCCTGTTCCAGAATAAAATTCCTCTCTAAATCTAATGAAGGTGTCATTTGTAGAGTATGTTGTCTCATTTGCTAATAATGTTGCCATCAAATTCAAAGGGAAATTTATTCTTTTTTTTGTCCAAAGCCATAAGGTGTTTAAAGTAAAATCTTTTAATTCTTCAGGACAAAAAGACATAATTAATGCTGCAAAATGACTAACATGATGTCTCTGACACCATTTACTAGCATCAGCTGATTTGGACATACAAAAGAATTTTTTAAATTTCTCAGAAGATTGAACATAATGTTTTTTTGTAAAACTCAATTTTGTATCAGGATTAGTGACTGTATCTGACACAAATGTTCTACTTACAACTCTAGCATATAACTCTAAATGATATTGAACAATTCTAGCTGCAATTTCAATTACATGTATCTCTCTATCTCCTCCATGTTGAGGTTTTGGAAATAAATCACTATCAAAATAACCCTTTTCATTCAATTTTTCAAGAATCCATGGGATCATTTGTGATAAATTTTGAATGTCTTTTTTCTTAGTTTCATCTTTGTATGCCTCTACTATTGATATTATCTTAGTTAAAAC